ATATGTACGTAGGACGTTTTAATAAGTGGATTTGCAAACATACAATACCAGAATACAAGCGTTATCAAGATGAGGTTAATGCTATGAATATACAAAACAAAGGTGGTTGGTATTTTGGTAGTGAAAAGCCAACATTATACGAGGGTGATGAGTTGTAATATTACTAAACATATAGGTCGTAAATGTAAAGATTCGCAAGGGGGTATAAAAACCGTTTATTTATTTCCTTTTGTTAAGTATTCACGTAGTCAAATAGTATTAGATGGGCAAAGATTAGCTTCTTTTCCTAGTACAACTGTATTTGATTGGCATAGTATCGCATCTAATTTTTCAGAAAATCAAAGTTTTGATAGTGGATCTATTGTTTGGGATCAGAATTTAACAATACAAATACCAAAAACTAACTTAGATAGTGAAGTATATAAACTAGCTAACAAAGATTATAGGGCTATCTATATTGATGAAATCGGTAATATTAGGATATTAGGATTATTTAATGGTTTAGAAGCGACTATAAGTAATGAAACGGGGCAAGAAAAAGCCGATTTTAACGGTTATAAAATAACATTAACAGGAAAAGAAGATAACCAAGCGTATTTTATTAGTAATTTAGAGGGCACAGGATTTGATCCTTTTATTATATATAATTTTATTTATGATAATGGTGATAATATTGTAATGGATAATGGTAGTAACTTTATATTAGATTAAAAAATGGCAACAGTAGATGTAAAATTAGACGACAAAACAGAATTAACACTACCAGCAAACGCAAACGATTATATTTATATATTACGTCAAGTAGCTGGTGGAGGATTTCAAATAACAGATTATAAAATTAAGGTTCGTAATCTAATAGGTGATGCTTTGCCTTTTACAGATGATTTAAGTGTACCAAATCCAACAGAAGGAACACAATATTATAATACAACAAGTAAAACACTAAGATATTATGATGGTGTTTCTTGGTCTGAAAATGCACCATACAGGGCTATTGTAGGGCGTATAAATCAATCGGGTACAAACAATCCAACTACATCAATAGGTTATAATAGGTTAGGTGTAACACCTGCATTTACAAGAACCACAACAGGCACTTATGATTGGGATATAACAGGTGAGGGATGGGATTTAGACAAGTTAATTTTTAATATAGAAAATACAGGTAGCGAAGCATTTAGTATAAGAGCTATTAGCAGTGGTGGAATAATAAGAATAACTACAATGAATGCCACAAGTGGAGTAAAGATAGATGATAGATTAATTGATGTAGCTTTTGAATTAAAAGTATATAACTAATGGTAGTAATACAAACAAGTAATTTAAGGGATAGAATAAAAAACGATACTTTTAGAAGTGTTCAATTTATATTTGAACAAAATGATTTACCTATTGATTTAACTGGTGTGGGTATAAGAATACAATTTCGTTATAGGTGTAAAACTGGAAAAGTGGTAAAAGATATATCTAATGGTTCTGGTGTTACTATTACCGATGCTATTAATGGTACTTTTGAAATAGATCAATTCACACCGATAGATTGGGAGGTTGGTAGTTATTATTATGATGTACAAATTACATTTACAGATGGTTCTATAAAAACATACGTTCAAGGGAGCGTTAAAATATTACAAGATACTACAAATGGCTAACGATATAACACTAACAATAAACGATTCGCAAGAAATAATAAAAGTAAACGCTTCTAATGGTTCGGTTACAAAACCAGAATTAGATTCTTTAAATGTTGCTTTTAAAAATGAAGATAATAATTTCACTGAAAAACAAACGGTTGTAGGACTTAAAAGTTTAACAGATGATAAATACACTACATTTACCACAGATGGCGGTGAAGCAAATGCAGGTGATTTAATAAATAGCGTTTTAATAAACAGTCAAATAAATATAAATAGTGACTTTACAACACCAAATGATAAAGGAATTATTATATCTAGTTTAGGTTCTTATAATGTAAGTAGCGGTCAAACACTTACTTTCGATTCAAAAATAGATGTAAAATTAGATAAACAAATATTCTTTGGTGATGGTGATGTTAGATTTAATAGTGTGGCTACTAAACAAATAAACGCAGTATGGTTTGGTGCAACGCCAAATTCGGGTGTAGATTCTTCGGATGCTATTAGAAAAGCAATAGATTCAGCAATACATAGTGAGGGAACTTCTACCGTTTACTTTCCACCAGGTGTTTATACTATTGAAAAGCCGATATACCCACGTAGAGATACAGGAAGTGGTTTGTCTTTTTATAACTTAACACTTTTAGGCTCTCAATTTAATTACTCTAATTTCGGGGGTAATGGTGGTGTATCTTCTTTTGATGTACCTAATGAGATTCCTTTTGTATTTGGTTTACAAGGGTGCAGGGGTGTAGAAATAAAGGATTTAGCTTTTAAGGGATATATGTCAGAACCTACAAAAGAAGATTTAATATTTTTAGATGATGATTCTGTATATTCACAAGACAGATATGCGCCACTAGCAGCAATTGTGATTGATCCCTTAAATGATAATGGTGGAACACCTTTACCTGATGGTTATTCGCACCCCGATTTAGTTTATGATAATAGTTTAAATTCATCTAAAGTTTTAATTGAAAATTGCTCAATAGCTGGTTTTCCAACAGGAATAGCATTATCCCCTAATGGCGTAACGCAACAAGGTGACAGTATAAGTATATCTAATGTAAGGATAAAAGATGGTGTTTACGGTGTTGTTAGCTGTCAAGATCAAGCAAGAACTGTAACGGTTGATAGTAATTGTATTTTCCAAAGACTAAAATGGGTTTTTTGTGGTGATATATTTGGATCACAAACAGGTATAATGCCAGAGGTTTCAGATATAAAAATAGCAGATGGTTGTGCTTGGGTTTTTAGATATTCAGGTACTACAACTTACGCCCATTTTGTAAATGTTTATGCAGAGGGATTGTATGGGTTAGGTTTTTGTTTAAGTAATTTTCAGCCTTTAAGTTTTGTTAATTCTACCTTTAAATTTAACCCTAAAACAGCTTCACAAAAAAAAGGATATATTAACCCTTGTTTATTATACACCGATAATGCTAGTTTTGTTGGTTGTACTATTAGTGTTGGTGGGGATGAAACTATTACAGAACCATTAGTTATTTCAGTAGATAAAATTTCGTATAACAATTGCTACTTTGATACAAAACTAATTAATATAGGTGTTAATGTATCAACTAAAAATACTACAATAGATATTTTTTCTTACGTAAGAGATTCCAAAATACCATTTACAACTTGGAATGTTGATACAATGACAGACCAAACAACAAAGACTATTAATTATGATGGTCTAGTAGGTGACGATCACATATACACATTAACAACAACAGAGCCTTATAATGTAGGTGAATTTGTATTTGGTTTAATAGAACCTTTAAATTTCTTTCCATTTACAACAGAAAAAATAAACACAGCTTTAGGCGAAATTGTTTCTGTAAATGCTGGTGTTAGTGTTACATTTAAAAGTAACACATTACCATTAGCAAACACATCAATAAAAGTTATAGATTATCCTACTAGAAACAACGGAACACCTGTATTAAAATCAATAGATATAGGCAGCTGGAATATGAATAATAAAGATACACAAACAGTATCGCACGGTTTATCAAATACAGAATGGTTAACAGTACATAGTATGTCGGCATGATGATGATGTTGTGCCTAGAAAAGTGTATATGTTAAGTTTAGATGGAAATATAGAAATAGATGAAAACGATTTTATTTTAAATAGAACTTTAAATGGTTTTTTCGATTCTTCAAATTTTAATCAAACTGGAGTTAATAAAGGTATTATATCTTTTAAATATAGACCAGACTAAAAATAATTAAATTAAAAATATGGAAGTAACAAAATTATTAATTATAATAGCAGGAATATTAGTAATATTCACTATTGAAAGAGTTACAAGGAAATTAAGAACTGGAGGTCAATTACCACCAGATGATGATGAGAAAAAAGGAGATACAGGGGGGCAATTACCACCAGATGATGATGAAGATTGATAATAAAAAACATACAAGGAAGAATTACTTTAAGGAAATTTGGGATGATGATAGTTTAGGGTTGACGAATAAAGCAAAAAACATATTACTGTTATCTTGTTTTGCACTCGGACATTTACCTGTTTTGTTTTTTGGAAGTAATGAGAGAATGAATCTATCTTTTTTTGTAGAACGTTCTACCCGTATTGATTTTGTAGCAATGTATTATACAAATGCAATTTGTTTTTTAATACTATCGTATTTGTTAACTTATCCAAAAGGGGTAGATAAACGATTTGCAAGATTTGTTTTAATAGTATGTTATTTAGATTTTTTACATTTACTTTTATTTGCTAGTCAGGGTTTTGGTATGACTAAACTGGCATTAGGAATAATAATATATTTTATAATTGAAGTAATTAAAAAATGGAAACAAAAATGAAAGTATTATATAATTTATTTGATGCATTTTTAGCTGGTATTTGGGGTTTAACTATCGTTGACTTATTCTTATTTATTGATTTAAACAGTTATAATGTAGATGAATTTATAAAAACACTTTTAGCTTTTGCAGGTTTAATATATTTAGTCGCTGTTAAAATACCACACGAATACAAAAACAATAAGTTAAATAGACAAATAAAAAAAGAAGAGTTAGAGAAGCTAGAAATGGAAAATGATGATTATAAAAAAACTCATAGCGATAGCGATAATTTTTAACTTATTTAGTTGTTCTGCTGTTTTTATTAAAGGAGATTGTAATAATGTTCGTATTAAGATAGATAATAAGCAAAAATTAGATAGCCTTGTGAATGTAAAAGTTAATAAGATGCCACCTAAACAATGGAAGAAAAAACCATAGACCAAAAAAGCACACTTTGGAATAATAAAATGGCTATTACTTTTATAGTTTCTATTATATTAGGTACAAACGCTTTTAATAGTTATATAAGCGATATATACCACAATAAAGAGCAAATACAATACAACGCTGAAGCAAATAAAAGACGTTTACTAAACGCAATAAAAAAACACGAACTAGAACAAGAAATAATATTTTTAGAATTTCAATTAAAAGAATGTAATGAAAGTAAGTAAAAAAGGATTAGAAATAATCAAAAAACACGAGGGTTTAAGATTAAAGCCTTATTTATGTCCTGCGGGCGTTCCTACAATTGGCTATGGTGCTACTTATTATCCTTATGGAGATAAAGTATCTATGAGTGATGAAGCTATTACTGAAGAATATGCGGAAAAGATATTAAAAGAAATGCTTATTAATTATGAAGATGGTGTTGAAAGATATGTACAAGTAGAATTAAATCAAAACCAATTCGATGCTTTAGTAAGTTTTTCTTACAATCTAGGTTTAGGTTCTTTAAAATCTAGTACATTATTAAAAAAAATAAATAACAACCCTTGCGATCCAGATATTGAAAACCAATTTAAAAGATGGGTTAAAGCTGGGGGTAAAACATTGTCTGGTTTAGTTAAAAGAAGAGAAGAAGAAAGTAAATTATATTTTAGTTAGATATGAGTAATCCAAAATTAAGAAAAAACGGGGGTAAGGGTACTAACGTTGGAAACTTTTTAAGAAGTATAGGTAAAAAAGAAACGTTAAAAAATGTATTATCTGCTTTAGGTAATGTTGCCACTGGCGATTGGGGTGGTGCTATTGAAGCTATTACTGGATCAAAAGAATTATCTGAACACGAAAAAGAGTTGGCTTTAATAGAAATTGAAAAAGATATTGAAATTGAAAGGGAAATAACAAAAAGATGGGAAGCAGATGTTCATAGTGATAGTTGGTTGTCTAAAAACATACGTCCTATGGTTTTATTATATTTAGTGTTGTGTACCACTGTTTGTATGATATTAGATAGTGCTGGTGTTTTACTTGTTAAGGAACACTGGGTATCTTTACTAACATCTTTACTATTAACCACAATAGGTGCTTATTTTGGTTTGCGTGAAGCTGGTAAATTTATTTCAAAAAAATATAAATAATACTTGATATATTAAATATATTTTTTATATTGCAATCACAAAGGAATCAACTTTGTTTTTTCATAATGTTTTTTATTAGTTAATGTAAAAACCCTATCAGATCTGATAGGGTTTTTTTAATAACTTTGTATATTAAACATTAAAACGTTTAATATACTTTTGTTATTCTTCATAAACAAAGGATAGTATCACAAACCCTAAGTAAATATCTAAATTATTTATTTTACCCTCATCTAAGGGTTCACTCCATTTACTTATACCTAGTATAAATCCATAATGAAATACTATTAAAATACTTGCTTTTTTATAGT